CCGACTTTTGGGAAGAGGCTGAAATCGTCCTTTCGCTGGACGACCTGCTGCGCCGCTGCGAGGTGGCGGTTGTGGGCGGCGACGGCGGCGGGCTGGACGACCTGCTGGGCCAGGCTGTAGTTGGGCGCGAGCGCGAGACGGGCCGGTGGTTGGTGTGGTTCCACGCCTGGGCGCACAAGATCGCCCTTGAGCGTCGCAAAGAGATTGCGCCGCGGCTGCTGGACTTTCAGCGCGAAGGCAGCCTGACCATCGTGGACCGGCCCGGCCAGGACGTGCAGGAGTTCGTTGACAACGTGTGCCGCGTGCGGGACGCCGGGCTACTGCCTGAAAAGCAGGGTATCGGTGTTGACGCGGCCGGAATCGGTGACATCGTGGACGAGCTACAGGCCCGGGACTTCGATATTGCCGTTGACGTGGTGGCAGTAAGCCAGGGATGGCGGCTCAACGGTGCAATCAAGACCACCGAGCGCAAGCTGGCCGGCGGCGACCTGCTGGTGGCCAAGTCCGGCCTGATGCCCTGGAGCGTCGGAAACGCCCGCACCGTTCAGCAAGGCAACGCCGTGTCAATCACCAAGCAGGCCAGCGGGACGGCGAAGATCGACCCGCTCATGGCGCTATTTGATGCCGTGTCATTGATGGCGCTGAACCCTGAGGCCAACAGCGGCATGAATTCGTATTTTGCGTATGCGGCTAACAAGGCTCGCGCGCTTCAAGAGGCGGGATAGCCCATGAACATCTGGCAACGCATCACGGCCGGCTTCCGCGAACGGCCGCAGCAGCAGCGCACCTACCTGTCGCATTCCCAGGCCGGAGTTGTGGTCACGGAAGACACTGCGCTGACCTTCGGCGCCTGGTGGGCGGCCGTCAGCCTCATCTCCCGTACCGTAGCCGGCCTTCCGTGGGGCGTTTACCAAAAGACGCAGGCGGGACGCGAAGAGCTGTACAACACCGTCAGCTGGCTGCTGAACAGTCAGCCCAACCCGGAAATGACGGCGTTTTCATTCCGTGAGGCGCTGATCGCCCATGTACTCAACTGGGGCAACGGGTACGCGGAAATCGTTTATGACCTGGCTGGCCGCCCGGCACAGCTGTGGCTGCTGGCGCCTGATCGGGTTTACCCGGAGCGCAACGAACAAACCGGCGCGCTGCAATACCGCGTGACCAACGGCGACGGCTCGCAGAGCATCATGGAGCCCTGGCAGATCCTGCACCTTCACGGCCTGGGGTGGGACGGCATCATGGGTTACAGCCCGGTGCGCATGGCTGCCCGGTCCATTGGCGTCGGCATCGCGCAGGAGACGTTTGCTCAATCGTTCTATGCCAACGGCGCAGTGTTTGGCACGATGGTGGAGCTTCCCACCAAGAGCATGACGGCGCAGCAGATTGCAGACGCCGAGACTTCCCTGAACGCATCGCTGCGCGGCCCCGCAAAGGCGTTTTCCACGAAGGTGGTCCCGGAAGGCAGCACACCGCACAAGCTGACGATGCCGCTGCAGGACGCGGAATTCATCGCATCGCGCAAGCTGTCGGTTACCGAGGTTGCGCGCTGGCTCGGTGTTCCTCCCCACAAGCTGGCCGACCTGGAGCGGTCAACCAACAACAACATCGAGCACCAAGGCATTGAGTTTGTGGTGGACGCTATCGTGCCGTGGTGCATCCGCCTTGAGCAAGAGGCCAATGTGAAGCTGATCGGCGCGCGTTCGCAGGGCAGGGTTTTCACAAAGCTGACCGTGTCCGGGCTGATGCGCGGGGATGCGAAATCGCGGGCCGAGTATTACAAGACGATGCGCGACATCGGCGTCTTGACGGTGAATCAGATCTTGGCATTGGAAGACATGAACGGCATCGGGCCGGCTGGCGATGCACGACTGGTGCAACTGAATCAGACCACGCTGGACTACCTGGTGGAAAACCCGGGAATGAAGTCAAACCCAAGTCCGGCGCCCGCGCCGCAACAGCCGCAAGAGCCAGACGACCCCGAGGAAACAACCCAGCCCACCAACGTCATCCGCGCCAGCGCATTGGCGTGGGCGCGTCAAAGGAAAAACTCATGACCATCAAATTCCAAGCCCGCGGCAGCCGCGGCGAAATCTGGCTCTATGACCAAGTGGGTCAGAGCTTTTGGGGCGATGGCGTCACCGCCAAGTCGTTTCAGAAAGACCTGGCCGCGCTGGGCAAGGTGACGAACATCGACCTGCGCATCAACAGCCCGGGCGGCGATGTGTTCGAGGGCTTCGCCATTTACAACCAACTGGCCCAGCACCCTGCAAACATTGACGTCTATGTTGACGGCGTGGCCGCGTCCATCTCATCGGTCATTGCCATGTGCGGCAACAAGATCCACATGGCTAAAAACTCCATGATGATGATCCATAACCCGCAGGGCGTTGCCATCGGTGACGAGCGGGAAATGGACCGCGTCAAGGCCCTGCTGAAGCAGGTCAAGAGCAACCTGACCAGCACCTACACCGCGCGCACCGGCAACAAGGCCGAAAAGGTCGAAAACTGGATGGACGAGGAAACCTGGTTCACCGCCGATGCTGCGGTGGAAAACGGCTTTGCGGACACCGTGATCGCCGCGCAAGCCGTTTCCGCCTGCTTCGACCTGTCGCCCTTCCGCAATGTGCCGGCCGCCTACAAGCAGCGCCTGGCCAATTCCATCGCCACACCCGAGCTGGATGTGCGCCGCCACCAAATTGCTGACCAGCAGCGCCGCTTCGCCGCGCGCTCCTGACGCCAAAGAATCCGGCTCGCCGGAAACCCCGTAGCCGCCCGCAAGGCGGCTTTTTTTATTCCTGAAAGGTAACACCATGAACCACGCCAAGAAGACCATCGCATTGCATGCGCTGGCGATGGCCGCCCTCGCCGTCACGGCGGGTTCGGCCGTGATCCAAAACGACGCGGAACTCGCCGCGATCCAGAACCTCAAGTCTCGCCTGGGCGAGCTGAGCGAAACCAGCCGGGCCATCCAGGCCAAGGCCGACGCTGAAAAGCGCGACCTGAACGCGGATGAGCAGAAGGAGCTGGACGCCTGCTTGGAGGAATTCGACCAGGTTGAGGCCGACATTGGCCGCCGCGAGCGCATCGTTGCGCAAGCAGGCCGCCTGGCAATGCCCACCGCTCGCGTCACGCAGCCTGATCCCGTGGTCGTCACTGACCCGGTGCAGCAGCCCACCAACAACGCCCGCCCGTCCTCCGGTGTGGGTCGTGATGGTCTGCGCAACACCCGCGTGTCCACGCTGGAAGAGCGCCAACGCTGGGGCTTCACCAACATGGGCGACTTCGCCATCGCAGTGCGCGGCGCTGTGCTGAACCCGTCCAACATCGACGGCCGCCTGACGAATGCCGCAGCCAGCACCTACGGCTCCGAGGCTGTCGGCGCTGATGGCGGCTTTGCGGTACCCCCGGAATGGCGCGCTGAAATCATGAAGCAAGTTGACGCTGAAGACGGCTTCCTGAGCATGACCGATGTGCAAACCATCACCGGCAATTCGATCACCTACCCGGTGGACGAGTCGCCGGCCTGGGCCTCCAGTGGCGGCATCCGCGCCTACTGGGACGGCGAAGCCAGCACGATGACCCAGTCCAAGCCGGTGCTCAAGGACCTGACGGTCAAGACCCACCGCCTGACTGCGTTGGTGCCCATCACGGAAGAGCTGCAGTCTGACGCTTCGGCCATGTCCAGCTACATCACCGGCAAGGCAGGCGAAGTGATCGCTTTCAAGCTGAACGACGCCATCCTGAACGGTACGGGCGCCGGCCAGCCGCTGGGCATCATGAACGCGCCCTGCACCGTGACGGTGTCCAAGGAGAGTTCGCAGACGGCGGGCACCGTTCACGGCCGCAACGTGCTGAAGATGATGGCGCGCATGCCGGCGTCCAGCTTCAAGCGTTCGGCGTGGCTGGTCAACCAGGACGTTCTGCCCCAGCTGGGCGGCCTGGCCATGGACGTGACCAAAGCTGACGGCACCGCCGCTGGCGCTGGCATCCTGTACATGCAGCCGCAAGGCCTGGCAAACCAATCGGCTTTCGGCTCCATCCTGGGACGCCCGATCATCGTGACCGAGGCCTGTCAGACGGTGGGCACGGCTGGCGACATCGTCCTGGCCGACATGAGCAAGTACCTGTCTGTCGTCAAGGGCGGGCTGAAAACGGACTACTCGATCCACCTGTGGTTCGACCAGGCCATCAACGCCTTCCGTTTCATCTTGCGCATGAACGGCCAGCCCTGGCTGTCGGCCCCCATCACGCGCAAGAACGGCAGCAACACGCTGTCGCACTTCGTGACGCTGCAGACCCGCAGCTAAACGGCCATGGGCGGGCCTTAACTGGCCCGCCCAAACCCAACACCGAAAGGAAAAAATCATGACTGTCTCTCTGAACGGCCGGCTCGATGAGCAGGTCACCACCGTGGTGGCCGCCGCTGGGCTGCTGCTGACCTCGACCCTGGGCGATACGACCTATGTGTCGCTCAAGAACTTCCGCAAAATCCAGATAGTGATCTCGATTGCCGACGGCACCACCGTGACCGGCTCGACCATCACGCTGAAGCAGGCAACGGCTGTTGCGGGCACTGGCGAAAAGGCCCTGGCCTTCACGCGCATGCTGGCCAACGTCGATTACGCCGCGTCCAAGACGATGGTGGAAACGGCCGTGACCTCCAACACGTTCACGACCCAGACGACCAACTCCAAGGACTCGCTGTACATCATCGAGGTGGACTCGCAAGACCTGGACGTGGCCAACGGCTTCGACTGCATCCGCGTTGACGGCACCGGCCATGCGGCGACCTCTTCGCGCGGCGTGGTCGTGCTTTACAACCTGTTCGGCGCTCGCTACTCAGGTGCCAACCCGCTGATCGACTGATCGGCCGCTACGTGAAGGGGCCTCTTCGGAGGCCCTTTTGCATAGGGGAAGCCCATGAAATTCAAAGTCATCACCGCAGTGGCCACCGAGCCCATCACGCGGGCCGAGGCCAAGCTGCACCTGGGCCTGGACGACATGAGCGGATCACACCCGGATGACGCCATCATCGACGCCCTGATCACGGGCGCCCGCCAGCATGCCGAGCACTACACCAAGCGCGCGCTGGCTCAGCAAACGCTGGAGGCGGCTCTCGACGCCTTCCCGGACAGCGATGACGACCGCATTGACCTGCCGCGCGCTCCGGTGGCCAGCATCACCAGCGTGAAGTACACCGACACCAGCGGAACCGAACAGACGATTTCCGGCAGCGCCTATGCCCTGAGCACCTACGGGGAATCGCGCACCGTGGCGCCCACCAGTGGGAACTACTGGCCGGCAACGCAGGACATTCCTGACGCCGTTCGCATTCGCTATGTGACCGGCTACGGGGCGACCGGGGCCGGTGCTGAGTACGCCACGCTGCCTAAAGCCGTGCGCCAGGGCATGCTGATGCACATCAGCCTGACCTACCCCCGAAACGTGTTCACGCCAGCTGAGCGCGAGGCCATGGAAACCGCCCGCGATTCGCTGCTGAACACGATCAAGGACTGGAGCTTTTCGTGAATCCAGACCTGGGGCCGCTGGATCGGCGCATCCGCATCGAGCAGCAAGGCACGACGGACGGCGCCTATGGACCGCAGCCAGGCTCCTGGACGACCTTCGGGACGTTCTGGGCAACGGTTCAGGAAGTGCTGCCCAGCCGCGGCGAAAGCCAGGCCGACGGCATCCGCATTGCAGAGCGCCCGGCGCGCGTGCGTATGCGCTACGTGCCCGGCATCAACAGCGCCATGCGGGTGATCTACCTGGACCGCAGCGACCGGGTGATGAAGATCATCGCCCAGCCGGTGGAGCTGGGGCGGAAATTTGGACTGGAGTTCATGGCGGCAGACTTCACGACCACGGGCAACGCGACATGAGCGACATCCGCGTCAAGGGTCTGGCCGACCTGAACAAGTTTCTCCAGCAGTTGCCCGCCAAGGTAGAGCAAAGCGTCCTGCGCGGCGCGCTGCGTGCCGGCGCCAATGTCGTGATGGCAGAGGCCAAGGCCAATGTCCCGGTGGACAGCGGCCAACTGCGTGACGGGCTCAAGGTCAGCACGAGCAGCCGGCGCGGCCGCGTGACCGCCAAGGTCAAGGCGACAGGCAAGCACGCATTTATTGCCCCGTGGCTGGAATACGGCACGGCGGCGCACAAGATCACCGCCAAAAAGGGCAAGGGCCTGTTCTTCGGCGGCCTGTTCGTCAAAGGCGTGCAGCACCCGGGCTCCCGGCCAAAGCCTTTCATGCGCCCGGCGCTGGACGGCCGCGCGCAAGACGCTGTTGTGGCCGCTGCCCAGTACATGAAGCGGCGCCTGGCCACGAAGAACGGCCTGGACACCTCATCCGTGGAGATTGAAGCCGAATGACCACCACCTGGAAAATCCCCGCCGACTGGCAAGGCCAGACCGTCGCCGTGCTGGCGTCCGGCCCGAACATGAGCCAAGATGTAGCCGACGCCCTGCGCGAGCATCGCCGCATCGTCGTCAACCACACCCACCGCCTGGCGCCGGACGCTGACATGCTGGTGGCAATGGACGGTAATTGGCCGCAGGAATTCCGAGACTTTGCCGGTCTGCGCGTGACTGGCGTACTGGACGATGACCTGTACGCGCTGTACATCGGCCCGCGCTGGGAGCGCGTGCAAATGGAGGCCGGGCGCCAGATCGAAGTCCACAACAGCGGTCTGACGGCGATTCGAGTTGCTGCCGCGATGGGCGCATCTCGCATCATCCTTGCCGGTTTCTCACCCGACACGCCCGGCCACTGGTATGACAACCAGCACGACGCATACACCGGAGTCGCGCAGGGGCTGGCGGCGATTGAGGCTGAACTGACGGCGCGCGGCGTGAAGGTGGATCGGTTTGTGATGGGCGACGGGACCGGCGATGCCTTGCCCGCGCTGCCCGTGACCAGCTACAGCAAAAAGGCCAAGCGTGTCTGACGTAAAGGCCGTGCGCTACCTGCTGGCGAAC